TTTCATCCTTTCATTCGTTCGGCCTTTGCACATAGATCTGGCTGATCTTTGAACTCACACCATTTACAATGTTTATTATTCTTTCCAGCAATTGCTGGATATTTCCTATCTAAATTAAATGAGCCATCTTCTTTAAATGCAGAATCAACAAATCCTTTTATCTCTCTTGCTAATTTATTTCTGGTTGGCTTACCTGATGCTGGCATAAACTCTGTAATACGTTTCTGAGGAAACATTGCTCCTTCAATTAATTTACGTTTTACAATCATATACTTAATATCAATATTTTCTACATCATAACCATATTGTTCTGCAAAGTATTTTTTATATAATATCAACTGAGATGTCTTTGTCTGATCTGCTTTTTGATATTTGTTCCAACCCATTGTTGAAGTCTTAATATCAATGATTGTTATTTTATTATCACGCTTGTCTCGCATAACAATATCTAAATAACCTAACATCATAACTTTATCATTACCTTCTTCGACTGGATGATAAATTGGAACTTCAATACCTATCAATTCTTCATTCTTTCTAGAAAAGTATTGTCCTCTTTTCTTCTTAAACCAATCTATGATTGCTACACCATCTTCATAAAATTCACCTAATTCAAACTTATTTGAAAAGTGACTATCCATTTTATCAACAGCTTCTTTATAAAGATTATACATTTGGTCTTTAAGGTATTTATTCAAATCAATCTTATCGGCTGCTGTTGCAGATTCGTCATACATAACTGTAAGATAATGTTGCAAAGTCTCATGCATTGCAGTACCAAATATTGTATGGATTGATTGACTAAATGTTCTCAAACCTTTTGCATATGCCAACTCCCAATGTTTGGGACAAGTTGAATACATAGAAAATTGAGAATAAGATATTTTGCGCTCGTCTGGTAACGGCTCTCTAATACTATACTTTAAAAATTTATTCATATATAAATATAAGAAAAATTATTCGTAAAACCTAATTATTTGCCCCATTTCTTAGCGGCTACTATCTGTGCTATAATACCATATATCGATAGGTCTTGGAATGTATCTTGTTCAGACTCTCCTACTTCATCTTTATGACCTAATACAATTAATTGTTTTAATCTTTGAACTTTATCATTCATCCTAAACCAAAGTCCTGTTAAAGATAATTTGATATCATCTGATGTTTCTAAACTAGTTCCTACTGATATATTACCTGGACCATAATTCTTTTGTTTCTTACAAAACATTTCATATTGTTCATCTAATATCTTTTTGAATTCAGCACAAGTTTGTGGATAATTTTCTTCACAATATCTAATCGCATTATGGGCAACTGCGGTATTATCTACTTCTTGAAATTTTACTGTTCTTCCTGGATTGTCCTTTATTGTTTTCATATTCTTTTTTTATTTATATAAAGATAAGAAATATATTTCAATTAGGCAAAGCTTTTTATCTATTTTTTCAATAAACTTTTTATTTCTTTTTCGGCCTTTCCATACTTCTTAAGGATTGAAATAATCTCTTGTTTATCTAATAAACTAATATATTCTTCTGCCTCATCTTTACGTACTTCATAATGACTTGATATAAGTTTAACAAGGTCTTTATTATACTTATCAGACTTTTTACCTTTAATGTACTTATTGAATGATTTTTGCTTAGGCAAGAAATCAAAATATAATTGATATACATGTTTCTTACTCAATGGTCCTATTGTATATTGTTGAAACATATCAACTATTTCTATATAATCTGGATTCATTGATAACCATCTATTTATCAAATATGGAGAGAAAGACTTTTGAGATGCTTCGTCTAAAGTATCCCAAGGAGTCTTCTTCCATGTTATATTTGCTAAATGGTCAAATATTGTAGCTGGCTTTTTTACCTTCATTACATCATTGGCATTTGTGGCTGTGCCGGTTCATCTTTTGGAATATCTGTAATAACACATTCCGTAGTTAACATTGTTCCTGCTACTGATGCTGCTTTTTCTAAAGCAATTCTTGTTACTTTAACTGGATCAATAATTCCTACATCAACCATATCTTCTAATACCGTTTCTGTTCTAACATCATATCCTGAACTAGTACCATCACCCGTAGTTACTATCTTATTCCAAATAACTTCAGGATTAAGTCCAGCGTTCTCCAAAATGGACTCAAATGGAGCCTTACAAGCTTTGAGAACAATGTCTCTTCCCAATGTTTGATCTTCATTTTCATATATATCATCCTCAAAATGTTGATATCCTCTTAATATTGTTCCTCCGCCAGCAATAATTCCTTCTTCAACTGCTGCCTTTGTTGCATTCAATGCATCATCTAATCTATCTTTCTTTTCCTTCATCTCAATTTCAGATCCGGCACCAATTCTAATTACTGCAACACCTCCTGATAATTTTGCTAATCTAGATTGTAACTGTTCTTTATCATATTCAGAATCTGAACTATCTATTTGAGATGCTACATCTTTAATGCGCTCTTGAACTGCTTCTTCACTACCATGACCATTAACAATTGTTGTATCATTTTTTGTAATAATAACTCTTCCTGCTGTTCCTAGATGATCTAATGTAGCATCTTCTAATGATAATCCAACTTTTTGAGTTATAACTGTCGCACCAATCAATACAGCCATATCTTCTAACTGCTCAATTCGCTTTGCACCAAATCCCGGAGCCTTAACTGTTGCAACTTTTAATGTACCTCTTACTTTATTAACTACCAATGTTGATAAAGCCTCTCCATCAACATCCTCAGCAATAATTAACATTGTTCTATCCATTCCCATTGTTTGTTCTAGTAATGGCAATATATCTTTCATGTTAGAAATTTTTCTATCATATAATAATATAAATGGATCATCTAACTCTGCAGTCATTTTTTCTGAATTGGTTACAAAGTACGGAGATGCATATCCTCTATCAAATCTCATTCCTTCAACTACATCTAATTGTGTCTCTGCAGTCTTTCCTTCTTCTACAGTAATTACACCATTCTGCCCTACTTTATCCATTGCCTCTGCAATCATTTTTCCAATAGATGCATCATTATTAGCTGATATAGTTCCTACTTGTGCTATTTCATCATTTCCAGATACTGGTCTAGATTCTTCTTTTAGGTATTCAACAACTTTACTAACTGTCTTATCAATACCTCTCTTCAATTCAATTGGATTAGCTCCATTTGCAATTTTTTTATATCCTTCTTTCAATATAGCATGTGCTAATACAGTTGATGTAGTTGTCCCATCGCCTGCTTCATCATTTGTTTTAGATGCAGCTTCTTTAACCATTTGTGCACCAGCATTTTGAATTGGATCTTCTAATTCAATTTCTTTTGCAACTGTCACTCCATCTTTAGTAATATGAGGTCCACCAAAGGACTTTTCAATCACTACTGTTCTACCTTTCGGTCCTAATGTTGATTTTACAGCATCTGATAACTGTTCAACACCTTTCATCAATTCTAATCGAGCATCTGCTCCAAATATTAATTTCTTTGCCATAACTTATTTTGTTTTTTGTTCAATTGGTCTGAACTCTTCGTTAATAAATCCACATTCATCACATCTAAATGTCGGTACTGGAACTATTTGTTCTTTACCTGTCGGTGATACTAATGCCGATACTCTTTTAAATGCATTTACCTGTCTAAAGTATTTACATCCACAATTCTCACATGCAATATCTTTTAAATCTTCTGGTTTGATATTTACTTGCGCATTTGGAGCTTGTCCTTGTCCAGGATTCATTCCTATTACTTTACCTTTGTTATAATTCTTTGCCATAACCTTTCCTCTATTTTAGTTCGTTCAACATTTTAACAATCGTTGACATTATATGTAACTCTTTGTCTACTGCAAATGAATCTTGATATTGTGATTCTGCTAATATCAATATAATGCCTGCAATATGCCCTTTAGCATAATTATCTACTTCTTCGAAAAGATACTTATGTAATGCCGAGAAATCTTTTACCTTACTATCATTAATTAATTGTCTAATCTCTTTGAATGCAGTTTTCTTATCTGCCTTATCTAAGATTTCAACTAATTTAGTCATGTAATTTGCTTGTATAACGCTGGTATCATCTACTCTTAACTTTCCATCGATAACCTGCCTCTGACAGCTATTTAATACCCTTCTTATATCAGGATAGCCGGCATTTATAATTGTAACAAGGTCCTTATTATCATATGACACTTGGAGTTCATCTAATATAGATACAATTCGTTTAGCTACCTCTTTTTTATTAGGAGGTGTTATACCAAATACCTGACACCTTGACTGAATAGGATCAATTATTTTCTCAACATAATTACATGTTAATATGAATCTTGTCGTTTTACTAAATGTTTCCATAAGATTCCTTAAAGCAGCTTGCCCATTAGGAGTCATATAATCTGCTTCATCTAATATAACAATTTTCCATTGACGGAATCCTACTGTACTGGCATAATTCTTTATCTTAGTACGTACTGTTTCCACATTGTTTTCATCTGATGCGTTTATATACATGACATCTGCATCTAACCCATTTGCTATAATCTTGGCTAAAGTTGTTTTACCAGTACCTGCTTGTCCATAATACAATAGATGTGGTACATCACCATTTTCCAAATATAACTTAACTTTGTCTATGATATGTTCATTACCTACATATCCTTCTAACGTACCAGGTCGAAACTTTTCAACCCATAATGTATTTTCTTGATTT